TATCTGGCTACAGTGGTACCGGTGGTACATCTACTGGTACAGGTGGTACATCTACTGGTACAGGTGGTACATCTACTGGTACAGGTGGTACATCTACTGGTACAGGTGGTACATCTACTGGTACAACATCTTTACCTGCTATGCGCGCCGCGACATTTGGTTTACCGAGCTCATCAAGATTTGCAGATTTAACACCACAACTAACAAAAGCAACAGCATTTAAATTCGCTAACGAGCCAACCTTTACAGATCAAATAACACCTATGGGCAATCAGACTCCTTTTGACTATACGTCGCAGATTTTTAATGCCGCTACTGGCGGCTCAACATCGTCAGCAAAAACTATTGCAGACTTAAAGCCACAGCTAACATCGCGCACCGCGTTTCAATTTGCAAATTCTCCAATATTTAATTCACCATTAACTCCTGCTTCACAACACCAACCCACTGACTATACACAGCAAATTTTAAACGCTGCTCAAGGTGGTTTAATTCAAGGGTACGCTGAAGGCGCCGAAGTTGGTCAAGTTGAAGGCGTTCAAGTGCTACGCCCACAAATAGCTCGCGGTCGCCGTGTTGCTCCATTCTTTCAAGGCCCACAGTTAGCACAATCATACGCACCGAGACAGTATGCACAAGGTGGTGATGTAGAAGGACACAACCCACAATTTTATAGTGAGGGTGGACTAAACACATTAGAAAACACCTACGTAAAAGGTGCGGGTGACGGTGCAAGCGATAGCGTACCTGCCATGCTTGCCAACGGTGAGTTTGTTATTCCCGCTGACGTAGTATCAAAACTAGGCAACGGCAGTAACGACGCAGGTGCAGACGTATTAGGCGAGTTCTTAGCGACAATCAGAGAGCACGCACAGAATCACGACCCAAAGAATTTACCACCCGAGAGCAAGGGTGCTTTGGCATATCTTTTAGACGCAAAACGTAAGGCAGGCTAATCATGGCAGGACTAAATAATACACTATCAGATACCCAGCAAACATCGACCACGATGCCTGCTTGGTATGACCAAGCACAACAAAATATTGTTGGACAAGGAACTGCCGCAGCGGCTGCTGCACCATCTTTTGGGCAGACAACTGCTCAGGGTGCGGTTAATACCTTACAAGGCGCTAACAACCCATTCACACAAGCTCAGGGCACACTGCAACAGATTTCCAGTGGCGCGGCTAACCCTTGGATTACCGACCAGACTACTGGCGCTGTAACTCCTAATACTGGCACGGCAATGGGCGGTTTGTTTGCCGCTCAACAACAAGAACTAAACCAGTTCATGCCTGAGTATGGCGCTGGTGCTGAGGCAGGAGCAATTGGCTCCGGTGGCTTTGGTGGATTGCGTGGGCAGACAGCCGTTGAAAAGGCAAGAGGCGACGCGTTTGCTAAGCTCAACGCTGCGCAGATGCAGGCCGCATTGACAAATCAACAGACAGGTTCTTCTGCCGCCGCTAACTTAGGCAACGTCGGACAGCAAGGCATTAGCGCTGGAATGAATGTCGGACAGGCACAACAAAACGCACCGTTCAATACTGTCTCTAACTACGCTAACTTGTTGGGCAGCCTACAGGCTCCTACAACAACTACCCAGCAAGTTCAACTCTCTCCGTTAAGCCAAGCCGCTACTTTAGCAAATACATTGCAAGGCACTGGCGCGATGGGTGGTTTAAGTTCATTGTTCTTTGGTAACGCGGCTTCTGGTACTAAAGCCGCAAGTAAAGGAATATTCGGCACAGGCGGCCTGGGTAGCGTTCTTGGTGGTGCTGGCACAGATTTATGGAAGTACATGCAGGGCATTGGTTCAAATTCCACGGGGACATTCCCATTAGATGGTGGTGGAGAATTAACAATTAACAATGATGGCTCACAGTACATTAAAGATGCTAATGGTGTTGGTACATACTATGACGCAAGCGGTAACCCAATGACCGAGGGGATAAACAGTGGTGAACCAGCTCCAGATATTGGTGACGGCTCTATGCCAACTAATCCTGATAATTCAATAGATTATAGTGGTGATAACTGGGGAGAAGGTTAACTATGGCAAACCCAGGATTAGACACACTTAATGTAGCAGAAGCGGAAACTCCGGCTCCTGAAGGCGCTATTCAGACTACTGCGCCGAAGGCTACTGGAATCACCGGTAAGATTGCCTTAGACCCGACTCAGACTGAATCTATTCTTGCCAATATGCAAAAGTATATTGACGAGCGTGAAGGCTTTATGCCAAGTCTGGCGAAGGGACTAACTCGTGGTATGGCTACAGCACGCGGCCCTGCCGCACTGGCCGCTACTGACAGAGAACAAAACCTACAAGACAAGCAGATCATGGACTACCGCACGCAGATGGCTGCGTACCGTGCCGCTCAGGCGCAAGCTGGTAACGAGGCTGCTCGCTACCAAGGCATGACTCCTACTGCGGGTGGCGCGCAAGCAGCTCCTGGTGTGCAATCAACTTCTGGTGGTGTTTCAATTTCTCCAGAACAGATGGCTATTGAAAACTCATTAAGCACAGCCGCTGAAAAGTTAGAATCCCGTCGTAAATTTTTAGCCGGTAGAAATACCGAGGCTACTAAAAAAGAGTTTTCTCCTGCAATGGCTAACATCGTGGACATTTATGTTCCGGGTGAGGGCATGAAACAGATGACTCAGGCGCAAGCTGAAAAGATGCTAACTGGCAATCCTGGTCTTCAGGCAATTGTTGGGGGACAAAAAGTTCCTGCTGCTCAGGTTATTAACCCTGCACCGGCGCCGGTTACTGGCGGTGGAGTAAACGCAAATAATTTTGGTAATGTACGTCCTGTCGGAGCTTCTACCGGATTCCAACAGCCTAAGACGCCTGAAGAGGGTCTTCAGATTATGGATAATAATTTAAAGTCCTACGGTGATAAAGGCATTAATACATTGTCTGGGGTTATTACTCGTTGGGCTCCTCCTAGCGAAAATGATACACCAGCATTAATTAAAGCCGCGGCGCAACGTTTAGGCATTGGCCCTAATCAACCAATTGACTTAAAGAACCCAGCGGTTCGCCAAGCCGTTGGTACAGCAATTATGATTCAAGAAAAGGGCAAGGGATTATTTACTTCTGCCCCAGCTACCACAGCGGCTCAGGCTCCTGCCGCACCAGCAAACGAATCTCGCGCAGACTACGAGCGTCGTATGAAAGAACAAGGCGAGATTAGCACTTCACGTATTAAAGAAGCTGAAGTTAAACGTACTGAAGTTTTAAATGCCCGTGAGAGTTCTATCGAGACAGGCAACGCAATTGGCCGCATTGAAAACATATTAAATACTCCTGAAGGCATTAAGGCCGTCGGTGTATTTAATAAGCCAGGTGTTGTCTCAGCATTCGGTCAAATTCTTAGTGAAGGCATTCAAGCAGGTAACTTTGGCTCAGTTAAATTTACTGGTTTAGAAAATGCTGTTCGTGCCGCTGGCGGCGATCAGAAGACTATTGATGCCGCACAGAGCTTGGCCCGTGACTTTGCTCAGATGCAGTTGAACATTGCTAAGCGTGACCTTAAAGGTCAAGGCGCCGTATCTGATAACGAGCGTGCTATTGTCGCTAAGGTAACCGGTAGCACCGCTAACTCACCTGAAGTGTTGAAAGACTTTACCCGTTGGAATCGTATACGTAACACGTTTGACAAGCAAGTCGGCGACGCGTTACAAAACTGGGAAGAAAAGAATCCTGGACAGTCATACACTAGGTTCAAAGAGTCCGACACATACAAAAACTTAGAGAACAACTACATTTCTAAGACGGATGAAATGGCGTCTAAGATGGGTATTAGTGGTAAAAAAGCTGCTCCGTCTGGCACAGGTGATAGAACTAAAGAATTATTAAAGCAATACGCTCCTAAGAAAGAGTCCTAATAATGGCGCTGTTAGAAGATCAAATTGAAGAAGCACAAGCTGCTTTTGTTGCCGCACATGACGCTGGTGATAAAGAAGGTGCTCAAGTACTAGCAGATCACCTTCGTGATCTTCAGTCTCAAAAAGTCGCAGTAGATACTGCCGCTAAAGAGTCTTCTCAGTCTGGTACTGATCTTAAAAATCCGATGATTGCTGGTGGTGTTGGTGCGGTAGTTGGCGCCACAGTTAACCCGCTTCGTGGCGCGGTGCATGACGTTATTACTCCACCTGTTGCGCCTCCTAAGATGACTGCTCCGGCTCCGTCTTCACTGTCTGGACAACTTGGCCAAGGTGGTGAGAACTGGACAAAGTCGTTAACTGGCGTTGACGTCCCTAACGCTCAGATGAACAAGGGTAGTTTAGATACTGCACAGCGCATGGCCGCTACGGTTGGCCGCGGCGGTCCTTTAGCCGGTGGTCGTATTACCGAGGGTGGTATTATGTTAGGGCCAGAGCTTGGTGCTAAGCCACCTGTAGCCCCTCCAACAATTCCTCGAACCGTTGGTCAAGCAAAAGACGCGGGCAAGAGTCTTATTAAAGGCTTTGTCGCGGACCATCAGCCTAACAGTCCTTTTAGTATTGTTAAGGGTGGAACACGCGGCGCTATCACTGGCGCAACATTAGCAGACATACCACAACAATTACAACAAGGCAACTACGGCACCGCCGCGTCTGATCTTGGTATTGCTGCAGGTAACGTCGCGCATGGTCTGGCAAGGACACCAAAAGGCAAAGCAATCGGTACGCTGCTTGGCCTTGGCTCCGGTGTATTGCGTGGCTACCAGGGTATTAATGAACTCACTGGCGAGCCAGAAGAACAAAAGGCTACTGGTGGATTAGTTCACCTAGCCGAAGGCGGACAGCCAGAGTTTGGCACAGCACAAGCCTATGAGCCAAGCTACAGTGAAAAGATTCGCGACTACGCTGCGCAGCACATTGGTCGTGAGCACGCTAACAGATTGTTTGGTGGTGCTAACGCAAGGCCTGAGGATAACTTTAACCCTATCGCCATGGCCGCTCAGACACCTGGTGTTATAGCTGACGCCGCTAGTGGTTTTGTAAAGGCTGGTAAAGAGGGTGACTACCTTGGCGGTATGGGTAACTACTTAATGGGTGCTATGAACGTGGCTCCTATGATTAAGCCCGGCGCACAAGTAGCTAAGACCGCCATGCGCGAGCTTGGCCCTAAGGCCGCTAATATGGCTGAGGATTACTTATCTAAAATTGGTGGCATTCAGTACGCCATGCCAAAAGGTGATATACTTAAAGGCTCCGCAAAAAATACAGTTCAGCTACCTTCCGGAATTTTTAATGCTGCTCCAGAACAAACCGTGACTGACCCATTACGTAATGCTTTTCCAGGTATCTACAAACGGCCAGACGTTATTGCCTCAGAGGCTGCGGCAAGAGTAGCACCTGAAAGTGATGCACTAAAAAGATTGTTTGGTGTTAGCCGTGATGATTTATATGAAATGGGTAAAGGGCGCGTAGGAAATATCTCTGGTGTATTGCCCGGCGCCGCGGCAAATCCTAAAGGATCTAAGGCCGCAATTGCTGTGATGAACCCAAGAAACGAACAGCGTCTATTAGACGTTCTTAGTGAATCTGAAAAACATCCTGCGCTGGTTAAAGGTATGGATCCTTGGTATATTATGGATCCAGCGTACAAGCGCCTAGAAGAATTAGTTGGCCCAGAAGAAGCCGTTAAAAAATATCGTCAGTTAAATACTTTGACTGGTATGGCCTCGCCAGGGAGTGACGTCTTAACAGAAATGAATCGTGGTACTGCGGCTAACTATTTAGCTACTCAGGGCCGCTTTGGTGATTTTGTAGATTACGCCGGATTGCCTTTTGGTGCTAGGGGAGCTGGTTTTCCAGAAGACTTACGCGCCGTGATGGGTCATCCGTACCACAAGACAGCTCAGGCAACTCCAATGCAAAAGTATCTGGAGTCTGGTCAAGTTCAAATGTCTTCTCCTAAAGTTCCAATGTACATCGACGCTAGTGGAGTTCCTCAGACCGGATTTCAGACAGACATGCCGGTAGGTGACGCTCACTGGAGCCGTAGCGTAGGATTGGCAGATACTCGCGGAGCTGCGACAAGAAAAGGTAAGTCAGTCGTACCAGGTGCTAGTGTATCAAACCCTGAAATGTCTCAGCTTGGTCCTTGGTGGAAAGATAGAATTGCTTCTCAAGTTGGATTAGAGTCAGTCCCTGCTCAAGCCCGTACCTGGGGTGCGTTCTCTCCTCAGACTGGTGTAGAAAGCCCTATCGGTGCTCCTAAATTAGAGCTACTGGCTATGAAGATTATGGAGGCTGCTAATCGTCTGGGTATTACCCCAGAGCAAGCGCGCGACATGATCTTGACAGGAAAAGCCTACGCAGGTAAAGCTGAAGGTGGCCCAATAGACTCATACGCCCCCGGTGGTAAGGTAATGAGTGCCGCGGGAAAGTTACTGGGTGATGCTAAGGCTGCTTACAAGTCTAAGTTTACACCCGGATTTTACCATGGCAGTGGATCAAACAAAATTAAAGAATTTGATACACAAGCTGAAAGAAACCCGAATTTTTTAACAGCATTTGAAGAAGAGTCTAATAATTTAGCACCGCGGGGGTTTGTTTCTTTAACTAACAACCCTAAGTTTTCAAATGACTACGCTACAGGAAATAAAGCTACAGTATATCCAGTATCTGCTAACTTGGGAAAACATTTTGATCCGAGATTGCCTGAAAATTATGATGTATTTCATCAATATAGGAAACACAATCCTGAATCCTTTCCGGACTACTATGGTTCGTCTAGTAGTCTGCCTAAATCATTTAGAGAAGCAGAATGGTCTGTTATGGAAGACCCAGGTTTTATACAGCACCTAAAAGACAAGGGTTATAATAGCATGACTATGGTTGAAAATAAACAACCTAACGTTGGCATTTTTAACCCCGCTGACATCCGTGGCAAGTTCGCTAAGTTTAATCCTGAAGACGCAGCCGACCCTGACTTTATGAAAGCAGCCGGTGGCTCTGTAGAAGGTTACGCTCCTGGTGGTAAGGTGCTTGGTGGTTTAGCTGAACTATTACAACTTATTAAAAATCAAGGCGGTGCTGGTGCAGCTCAACGTTTAGAGCGTGCAGCTGATTTGGTGCCTAACCTAGAACATCAATACCAACCACAAGCCTTAAAAGAAGCATTTGGAAGTGGAAACAATTCGGGAATTGTAGTTATGAACCCAAATAGTTTTGAAAATTACGCCGCACCATTAAGTGAAAGTCAAAGACTATCAAAAAATGGTTACAAAATTGGTGAGCCCTCAGCTGAATCTGGATATGCAAATGTGCCTTGGGTCAGCTTTGATGAAAAAATTAAAAGCCTACAACAACATGTAAATCCACAAACTGGCACAGGGTTTTCATCAGTTCCATACCTTCAGCTAGAACAACAACACAGCCGCATTTTGCCACAAATATACGGGCATGAGGGTCGTCATAGATCAGAAGCACTTTCTCAACTTAATACTCCTTCAACAATTGTGCAAATAAGACCCGTCGGCGAATTAAAAGGTCGTGCTATGGGTGATTCAAACCAAGAGTTTTTAGAAAACATTAAAAAGTTAATTGGCAATCCCACTATAGTTAAACCAGAGACTTTTACAAACCCAAACAAATACACAGAAACAATTAGTCGTAAACCAATTGGTCTTCCAGAAATATTTAAAAAAGGCGGCAAGGTTAAAAAGAAGTAATTACTTCTTATAACGCTTACTGACCCAGCCCTCAGCGGCTAGTGGGAAGTCAGGCGCCCATGCTGGTGGTGTGGTCATAATCTTGAGCACATCATCTAACGCTGCATCACTACCAATTTCATCTGTTAGGAGTAACACCTCGTCGTGAATGAGATTGATAACTTCGTAACCCAACTTCGTGATATTGAGGGTCGCATCTGCGAGAAAATCTCTCGCTGTTCCTTGAACAGCAGACTGGAAGATACTACTACCAATCAGTGCGTTCCTAGTCCACTGCCGGGTGTAAGTGTTTTGGGAGTGTACCGTAACGCCGAGCTTTTCGCTCCCCCATGGAGTGGTGAGCAGCTCGAGCTGTGGCCTCTGCCAGCAAATGAGTCTACCTGACGGTAGCTGCATCCACAGCGCCTCCTTTGCCATCTTCATCTTGATACACTTCCCAGCAGCGTACCCAACACCGGGGTTTTGAACTGCGTCAATAGCAGCAGTCTCGCACAGTGCCCACAGGTTCTTTACCTTGGCGTACGAGCTACGATAGTTATCTACTGCGTTCTTGGCTTGACCCTCGCTTATTTTGACCCCCATTCCTTCAGCGTACTTAACAAGCCCTTTGGCTCCCTGACCAAACATCGCGCCGAGGACTGCTGACTTGCTAATCTGTCTCTGATCCTTCGTGACAGCTTCGTAAGGCACATGATAAAGAGCCTCTGAAGCGAAAACTTTGTACTCATCTAATCCCTTTCTAAATAGTTCAACTTTATCTTTTTGCCCAGCCAGGTAGACGCCAACTCGGTTTTCAATTGAGCTAAAATCCACGTCAACGAAGGTTTTTCCCTCTGGTGCTCTAATAGCGGAGCGTACAAGTGAGGAAAGTTCCCGCATCGTACCATTTCCTTCCATAAATACTCTTGGTATTGCGAGTTCAATTTCCTCATCTTCAATTGTGGGGCGAGCAATATTTTGTAGATTGAGCCCACCACGGCTCGCCCAGCGGCCGGTACTAGCGCCATGATATACCAAGGTATTCCTAATCCGTCCTTCACGTTGTATCTCCTGCATTTTAGCGTACTTAGCCACGCTAGTCTGGCTTCCTTCTTGGCGTAGTTCTAGCGCCCTCTTCACATCCCTATTTAAGTTAGTGTCCACTAACTTAGCTGTAACGGTCTTGGCGGTCAAGTCGGCCATATCGGCACCGTTCATGTTTAACCAATCAAGCAACTTTGCCCGCTCAGAAGGCCTACAACCGGTTAGGAAAAGCAGCTCATTGTCCAGTAGTTCCTGAGCGTTATTCACCGCCTTAACCGCGTTGTGGAGCTCTTTAGGATCCACTGGGACGCCTCGTAGGTTAACCCGTTGGGTAAGCTCCCAGACGGCCTGTTCGGCGTCGCTAAGGGGCCTTAAATTGGCTACAATCGACATTTCTGCACGTACGTCCTGTGCGCAGTAATCAAACAATTCCCGCATCAATTCAGCATCCTCGTTAAAGACGCCCTTGTGGGGTTTGCACAGCTTCTGAATAAGGTACCTACCACGGGTATCTTTTTGCTGGTTTGCATCCATAAAGATGGCTGCATCGCCCAGTGACTGTGGTACGTTATTGGCCGCGGCAATTGCCATGGAGTCAATGCACTGCTCTAGCTTGAGTTCCGGCCAGCCGTACTTAGGCACACAGACGCAGTTCCATATAGCGTACTCAAACATGGCGTTCCACGCCTGGATCTTGCCACCTTGTTTAACATGGGCTAAAAACTTAGAAAAAGCTAATACTGTATTTGGATCTGGTTTTGGTGCGTTGTAAACCGCTACATCGCTGGGGTTTGTGCCGTAGGCAATACACAACACTTCTGTTGTGGGGTCGTTGGCATATACATCCAAGCCGCGGTCGGTTAGGTCAATGTGGGATCTTGTTTCAAAGTCAATGCTGTAAATCATAATGTGCTCCTTAGGCAAGCAGACGTATCTGCGGGTTTGTTCTACACATACTAATACGCAAAAAAGAGCTCCCGAAGGAGCCCAACTCACCACCATGTGAAATACTTTTGTCCGAAATGTGTATGCAAACATAGGTCATTGACCGGCATAGTACCCCCGTCTAAGTCCTTGATTTTAAACAGTTTTCACAGTAAAAATGAAAAAACCACCTCCACTGTGAAATATTTCCCGATCGGGAACTTTTTAAATCTCGCAACTTCCTGCGCTGCAGGCCAACATCTGTGCACCCTCTACGTTGTCTGTGTTTTCTTTGAGCTGGCTCCAGTTGATGACGGGGATGCTGGCTTTAAGGGTGTTGTACTCTTCTTCTGTGCACTCTTCGTAGGGAGCTTGTCTGTAGGTTCCGCCGTCGTAGGGGAGGTAGCTGACTCCACTAATTTCGTCGAAGTGGTCCCAGGTCCAGGCTCCGACGCTTGGCCAATCTTTTTCTGCGACAGAGATGGTAACGGAAGGCTTGTGCTCACACCAGTGTCGCTGATAGGTAAGCCAGAGCTCGAGGTGACTAATGGGAGTAACGTCTTCCCGTAAGATTCCGTCGGGCGCTCTCTGAGGAAAACTGAAGACGGTAGTCTGGGTTGGCTTGTAAACGCAGGGCTCGTTTGGAACTCCTTGTCCAATAAGGAACTGGGAGAGAGGATCTTTTTTATCTCCTCGCACTCTTCTGATATAGAATTTAGCATGGCGAGGGTGGATGCCGCTCGCCGAATCAGTAAGCTGGGATACTGTTCCACTTGGCTTGACGCATGTGATAGAAGCGCTCTCAGGGATTCCGAGAGCTGCTGCCCACTCTTTATTTGTTGATCTAGCGCATTCTCTAAGCTCTGTAAGTAATTCATTTAGTTCTGGTCCTTGAGTTGTGAGGAGGGGGTTGTCATAGATGCCGGTAAGTGAGACGCCAAGTAATCGCTCTTCTTCAGTATTACGTTGCCACACTTTTCGCAAGTAAGGGAATTTAGTAAAGGTGGACTGAATGGTTCCGAGAATTGCAGCAAGTCGCACTTTTTGCAATAGAGTTTCTTTAGTATCATCATGGCGCACTACACATTCAGAAAGATTACAGAATTGGTATGGTCTGAGCACGATCTCACTGCACGGATTTGTTCCAAACTCATAATTTGGATCTCTATGCCCGTATTTTTCAACCGTCTTTTTAGCAGCCTCGCGATTGAAGATGCCTCGCTCACCGGAATGGGAGTTGTAAAGTGACAGCCACTCTTCCATGAACTTTCCGACAGTAGGTGTCTCATTATACACCGCGCTGTTGTTCGCAAGAGCTCTGTGCGGGTGTGTATCCCACCATGGTCCAGCTTTAGCATGTCGAATCCTTTCATCGTCCAGGTCAGAAAGTGAAATCATAGCTGATCGGCGTACGCCGCCAACAACTACCACCTCACCAATTTTACACATCAAATCATGGCACTCTAAGCTGTGTAGCTTACGACCCTTAGCGTGTTTAAATGTAGCTACAGTAAATTCAAATAAGTCAATCAGTGGTTGTGGCCCGGAAGCTCTTCCACCAAATGTTTTGAGTCGTGCTCCGGCAGGTCGGACTGATGATACATCCCACTTGGGGATTTCTCCGGCCCATAGGTGTGCGAGTAATAGTCGTAAACTTTTTGCCCATCCTTCTTTACTATCGTGGACAGCAATTGTATGTTCTGATTCAAAAAGTCGTTCCGGCACTTCGGGCAATAAGGATATATACTTGGCCTCGACCGAGAATCCCACACCTGTTCCACAGAGCAGGATAAACATGGCTTCATCGAAAGACTTGGGGTCATCCACGGGAAGATACGAGCAATTATAAACGCAAGTGTTATCACGGTCGGCACTCTTTCCTGCCGTCATCATGGCACGCATGGACGGCATTAGTTCTAGGTTTTTAATTGCGGAGAATAGCTCGTCTTTCAACGCACTATTTGCGGAGATTGCTGGGGTACGACTGAAGATGTAATCCACAAAACGTTGTACTGTCTCTGGCCACGTCTCACGTCGACCCTTGTCGTCTTGGTAACGGGCATAACGGCTGGCGGCGATGTACTCTTGGTATTGATCCATGGTGTCTTTATTGTTATTGGTTTATTAAAGGGCAAAAAAGGGAGGCCACGGTTTCCATGGACACTCCCCACACTACGATACTACGAGAACCAGAGCGTACACTTTTGTGAAGAGGCCCTAGCCGTGTTGATTATACTGCGAAGTCTGCTGCTGCGGATGTTGCACCGCCTAACTTCTCACCATCGTCCAACTTCTGTACGTTGTTCAAACCACAGGCGATGCCCTTAGAACCTTGTGCATTGTATGGATAGAAAGTGATTGAGGCGCGGCCATAGCAGCCACTGTAGAACTCGTTCAGGTCCATGATTGGATTGAGGTCTTGATCTACTACGCCAGGCTTTTGTGCTGAGTTGGCGTTGATAAAGTAAGAGCCGGCGTATGCTGCGTCGTCCTTCTCTTCGTCACCGTCACGCAAGCCACCCTTGAGGCCCTTAGGTACCGCGCCACCGAAGTAGGCTGCAGCGCCAGCCTTAGTATCCTCAAATGCCTTGTTGATCTTGGCAATGGTCTCTTTGTCTGACTTAGGAATGATAATGGACACTGAGTACTTAGGTGTGCCACCCTCAATGGATGCTTTTGGTGAGAATACGTTAGCGTAAGAAAAACGAACTTTACCGGTAACGATTTTTACTTTAGTTGCTTGTGTCATAATATGCCTTATTAACTTAAGTACTGGACTTCAATAGGTGCCAGCACGTCTAACCTTTTACTGTTGTTACTAATACGCAAATCAACTGCTTTAAATTTCACAATGTGATAAAGTTAGGAGTCGTACAAAATACCTAAATTTCCCATTGCTTGTTTCATTGCCAGAGCCCTGATAAAGTCTGTGTGGTACTCAGGCTCGTGCAGGATCTCTGGCTCTTCTGCTACTATGTCTAATATTTCACCGATGGCGTCTCGTATCTGGTGAATGCCCTCATAGTGCCCGCTGCCGGGTAGAGTTTCAAAATCTTTTAAAAACTTATCAACTAATAGGTCCGGCACTTCAAACTCTGAACCGTAGCACTTTACCATCATAATAGCTCCTATTTAGCCACCATAACTAACCCTACATTGCCCATGGCGTAACCTAAAAACATGATGCCGGTACCGACACCACCCTTATAAAACTGTTCAATGGCCACGATAAAGTACACCACACCCATTGCTGCAATTAGCCAGCTACTCATAGCACCTCCATATATAAAGGGGTATGCTCCCCCAACCAACAGCCAAGGATATTAAACTGGTAGTACTCCCAAGCGGTGTCATAGTCCATACCATCTTGCTTCATTAGTATTTCTATGATCTTAGCCTCGTCGTAGCATACCGCCGTGGTGTTAATACGGCTTACGACCCCTAAGATAGCCTCATCAAAGTAATCCGGGTCTAAGCACAACAGCTCAGGGTAGTTCTCCGCGATCTGGTCTCTGGTCATGCGAAGTCCTCCTTAGCGTCCTCTTTAACGCGGACCAATTTAGGGGCTCCCTCAGGACGCTGTACTAGCGCGCCCAGCCATGCGGTTACCTGTCCCTTAGGTCCCAGCTTTTCTAGTGCTGCAATAGACTTGAGCTTAGGCTGTTCCCAAATAGCTACTGGATCCATTCCCTTCTCTACTAGCACTATGGCCGCCATTGCTGAGTCACCAATCTTACGATGCGTTACCGTGGTTGATAGCTTATATCCCGGCGGAATAATATCCTTATCTACTGCACGGTTTAACGCAAAGTCTTCTACGTCGTTTACCCAAGTCCTGAGGTTTTGTGCTCTGGTAAGAACTTCGCTAACTTCTTCTTCAGAGAGGAGGGGCGGGGCTTTAAACTCTTGACGCGCAAGCTCTGTGTTGAAGTCACTGCGGGCTCTGCACTGCGCTTTGGCGCGGCAGAACTGGCACCACTCTCCAGGGAGAAACTCACCACTTCCGCTCCATGCTTTCTTGGCTTTTGACTTGACGAAGTAATTTGCCCAATCGACCAATTTAGTGATGGACGTGCCATCAGTTGATATGCTGTCCAGGCGAGGCTGGTGGATCGTGTAGCTAACCTCTTTGAGTTCTGGAAAATCTTCCTTAAATTTTGAATATGCACCAAGAGCATATAGTCGTAGCTGTGTATTGTCGAGTGCTGATACTGGCACACCCTTACCGAATTTGAGATCAATGACTCGAATGGAATGTTTAGAAAGTATGACCACATCCGCTGTACCGAAACCGTCGGGAACCCAATCGCTAAAGTCAACTCTCTGCTCAAATAGTGGAGTGTCGCCCTCACCGATTTGACTACGGACATATAGTACGTAATTGTCGACGTGAGCCTCGAAATCGTCATTGTAATAGGGTGTGTTCTTGATGATCTCGTATTCACGTTCATATTCCTCGCTGCCAATTTGTTCATAGTAAAGCCTTAGTTTAATTTCTCCCAGGGAATGCGCCATTGTGCCTTCTTGGGAGAAGTCAAAGCCACCGGAGCTACGTTTTTGTTCTGGGAGTGTGGCCTCTAGTCTGGCGGATGGTGTACAGCTAAGCCATCGCTTTGACCCTGAGGCACTGAGGATTGCGTGTGCGGTCATGGTATTCTCTTATTCGGTTTATAGGTATAATTACTAATACGCAAAAAAGGACCCCGAAGAGTCCTTTTTTAGTTAAAACGAAAAATAAATAAAGCTAGGACTTAAGGGCGGTAATCAAGTCTGATATCTCTTTGTTAAAATCTATCTTTGCTTCCACTTTTAAATCCACCTTAGTATCACGGGTTTCCCTGTAATCTGACTGGAATTGCCCACGCAGGGCAATTTCAGCTAGGCGTGAGTTATAACCCTTGTTGTCTACGTTGGCTAAGAGCTCACGCTCCCAGAACGCTTGGGCGTGTACCAGTGCCATGTCTAATGCCTCGGCAAACTCAGGATTGCTTTTCTTTAATGACTCTGCGGTGTTCTTGCTGATGCCAAGATCACTCCAGATCATTTTCTGAGAGGCGCCTTGCTTGCCCATGTCGATCATGCGGTTGCACATCTCGGGCTTAAATTTAGATACGGGTTTAGTTGCCATATTACGCCGCTGGTGTAGGAGGTGCCTCAGCTGGAGGCGCATCATTTGCCGGGGCCTTGAGATTTTCTAATGGTGGGTCTAAGTCTGCCATGGTATTTCCTTTAATTAAAAGCCTGTAATTTTCTTAGCGGCTTTAGTTAATTCTTGTTGTGTACTTTCACTGACAAACTTATTAATTTCTAATGACGCGTCAATGATTTCTGCTACTGTTGGGAACTTAGGGGCTAGTTCTGCTGCCTGCTTAGTTGTCTTATCTAGTAATTCCCAAGCCGCTATGCTGGCCTTGTAGTTGTTCTCTAAAAGCTCTTTAGCTTGGTAAAACGTTGCAAATCTTAATTCGTAAGGTGTTGTCATTTTGTTTCTTTCTGTGTGTTGTGTATGTAAAATGCCGGTGTTCTATGAAGGTGCACCGGCGACCTTCTGCTTTCTTTACAGCCAGAAGCGTCTCCCGACGTGTCCTATATCTACTAATACGCGTTTCTTGGTAAAACCGCCCTATTTATCGTCCGGCATGATGATAGTGCGTAACTTCTCTGACGGCGGGGTATTGTCGCCGTGCTCTTTGCGGTACTTTAGCGCGTCGTTTAGCAGCATCTTCGTCATGGCCAGCGCTTTTTCCTGGTGCTCTTGTTCCATCTGGGC